AAAGCAAAACTTAAAAGAGATGCTAAAACAAATAAAAGGGAAAAGAGAAAACAAGCTAAAAAAGATAAGGCAGATAAAAAAATAGAAGATAAAGCCACTAAAGCAGCCGAGAAAGCTACTAAAGCAGCAGAGAAAGCAGCCGAGAAAGCTACTAAAGCAGCAGAGAAAGCAGCATATAATGATTTTATAGCAGTTTGTACTTTAGAAGCAAATCCAAGCAGAGAAAAGATCCAAAGAGATGTTGTAGGAGCAGTTGCAACTATTGTAACACCTAGAACAAAAACTACTAAACAATGTGCTAAAGAATATGAAAAAGTTTCTTCTTAGTTTATTACTTTTAATTCCAACTGTTGTAAGTGCAACAAATACAGAATTTACAGCAGGTACTTTAGATATAATTAACTTGCCTAATGAATCAGGTACAACTAGTTGGAATCTAAGCGATGATTCAATATCAGGCACAATCAATTTAGACTTTAGTTTTGATTTTTACGGAGAAACCTTTACATCAGGTAAAGGAGCAACTAACGGTTGTTGGACATTTACAGGTTATACTAACACTTGTCAAGATTATACTCCAGATCCCCTTCCCCAATCAGGCATGGATATGACAATTTTTCCACTATGGGGAGATTGGATTAGAGATAGTGGCTCAAAGATGTTATATAAAACATTTGGAGATACAGGGGATACTGATCAATATTTTGTACTAGGTTGGTATAATATGCGTGAGTTTAATAGAAGCTCAGATAATACGTTTGAGATGCTTCTTTATGAAACCACTAATAAAATAGAATTTAGATACGGTAATTTAAATATAACACAACATGATATTATAGTAGGTGTTCAAGGACATGCAACTAATTCTAGTCATGCTATGTATAATGCTAATGAGTATAAAGTATATCTTCATCATAATGAATGTTCATCAGGAACACAACATGACAGTTATGATACAAACTGTGTAAATACTAATTGGAATAGCACTAGTCATAATACTGCCATAGAAAATAAATCTTTATCAGCAGTATTTGATGATCGATATGGTTGTGCAGCAAGTGCAGCCTTTGCTTCAACTTGTACTGGATATGCAGCAGCTTATTTAGCTCAACAATGTGCTATAACCGCTCTTTATTCTGAAGAATGTACTGGATATGCAGTAGCTTATTTAGCTTATCAATGTGGGATAACTTCACTTTATTCTAATACTTGTCCTTTATATTGGCAAGCATACGATGATCAACAATGTGATTTAGATTCTCAATACGCCCCTTTTTGTGCAGGATATACCCAAGAAGCTTCAGTAGCTTACTATACAGAAGATGAATTTGATTATGGCTATGAAGATGATTATAATGATCAATATGGCTATACAGATGATGATTATTATGATGATATATATGGATTTGATGATGATCTCTATACCGAAGCCATTGCTTATTCAGATGATTATTGGATAGACGACGATCCCTATGCTAATATGGAATTTACAGACGAAGAGTGGTATGCTATAGATCTTGAAGAGTTTGGTCAAGAATTAGTAAATGAATGGTATGGAAATGAGGTATCATTTACTGAAACAGGTTTAATCGTTTGGGATGATTCTGCTTTAAGTGATTGGGATGAACTTGATATGCAGATGGATGAATATGATGAGTTTGTTGAAACTTATGAAGATAACTATTATGAAGATGAAATATCTTATGAAGAACTTTTTGAAGAAATAATACACGAAGAACTTTTTGAAGAAATAATAGAATATATTGATTATGAAAATATTTCAGAGTATGATTTATATGCTTCTGATATTTTAATTGATGAGTTTGTATTCTTAGAAACCATAAATATTATAGAAACTTATGTAGAGGAAGAAGAATTTTTAGAGTTTGAAAGTTATGAAGAACTAGAAGAATGGTATGAAGAGGAGATGGAAGAAGCGTTTGAGGAGTCTTTTGAGGAAGAATTCGAAGAAGATACAGGAGAAACCGCAGAAGAGGTATTTGAAGAAGAGTTTGAAGAAACCATAGAAGAAGAGTATTTAGCTGAAGAAGTATTTGAAGAAGAGGCTGTAGAAGAAATATTTGAAGAAATAGAGGAAGCAAGAGAAGAAGAAAGAGTAGCTGAAGAAATTGAAGAATCAACAGAAGAACTAACCGAAGAAAGAATGGTACAAGAAGAAAGTAAAAGTGGAAAAAGACAAGAACAGTTAAGTATTGTAGCAAGTACAATTCAAACTGCAACTAATAGTATAAGTGGTATAACTTCTGGAACTTCTATATATGCAACTGGAAATACTGTTGCATCGGGAGGAGCAAGTAGTTCTATAAGTGGTACAATTCAAAATACTACTACAGCTTCTACAGGTGGTATGAGTACTAGTAGTTCTCCAAGTATTTCAGCACAAGTACAATCGGCACAAATTCAAACCAATACTATTTTGGAAATGAGTCCCACCACTTCTAGTATGAGTAGTATGTCTTTTGATACAGGAAGTATGGCAAGTACTACGACCACAGCATCAGTAGTTAATACAAGTAGTTCATTTAGTGATAGTTCTAGTACTTCTACAGATGGAGATACAGGCGGACAACAAGAAACACAACAAGATACTCAAGTTGCAAGTACAACAGAAACGGTAGCTGCAAATACAGACACAAGTACAGATACTTCTAGTACAAGTACTAGTTCTTCTATGATGGACTCCATGGATACAGGAGCACCAGTTATAGTAGCAGATGCACAAGTACAAGATATGCAAAATGAAATTGAAACTGCTGTAGGTGGAGAAGATATGACAGCTTCAGAAGCAGATACAGTTGCAGATCAAATAATTGCACAAAATATAGAAAGTCAACAAGAGGCTTTAGAAGAAGAACAACAAGAAACTGGAGAATATGCGGACTCCACAACACTTATCGCATACATGGGTTATGTCCCCGGATTTGATGCTTATAAACAGGTAGCACTTCCAACAGCAGCCTCATGGTATGAATCAAAAGACATATATACATATGTAAGTATACAAGATAATAATACAGCCTTTTTTGGATTATACGGTGAAAGTATGCAAGGGATGACTAAATTAATTAATTTACAGCCAAATTTATAAGGAGAAAAATATGGAATGGTTTAAAGGAAAAGCAGGACAACTTATAGCACTAGCTTCCATTGTAGGAACTTTAGCAGGCTTCGGATATACTGGAGCAACTTACGTTAATAGATTAGAAAATCTAGAAACAAAAGTTTCACGTATTCAGGGAACTGAAGAAGCACAAGCTGCTATTGAAGAGAGATTTGCAGGTATAGAAGTCTCAGTAGCTGCTATTAATAAAACAATAGACGAATCTTTACTTTTATGGTTAAGAGAAGCAGAAGAGTCTATTTCAGTTATTGAAGTATCTGTAGGAAAACTTCAATCAAAGGTAGATACTATACCTGATTTAAGTCCAGTAGAGGGCAATATATCAGTTATTAGAGTAGATATTGGAAAAATTGAATCAGAGCTTGACTCACTCGAAAAACAATTAGAAAAACTAGAAGATAAAGACGTTAATCCACTAACGGGATTATAATTTGATTTTTTATACCTTCAAAAAATACTTCTTGACATGAAGATAGTATTTTGATATAATAGATTTATTATAGGTATAATAATCATTTAAGGGTGCAACACCCTATAGCTAATATAGGAAAATTGATCATGGACATTGATATGACCATAGCTTGGAATGTTATTCTAACTCTTATAGTCGCACCTTTAATACTCGTAATACGAGCACAAATCGGTGAATTAAGAAGAATAGACATTCTACTAAATAAAACACGAGAAGAACTTGGTAGAGACTACGTTTCTAAAATGGAAATGGAAACCGTTTTAGATCGCATAATGAATGCAATAGATAGACTCTCTCAAAAAGTAGATCGTTTATTCGAAGAACGATCTTAGGAGAAAATAAATGGCAACGACACTTACTGCCGCAACACTGACCGTAACAGTTACGGAAAGTATATCGCTCAACGGTAAAGACCAAGGAGCAACAAACTCATTCACTGTAGCTAGTATAAATGAGATCTATAAACATATAGTAACAGCTACAACTACAGCAACTACCTTTCTTAAATTTGGTACTGCCGCTTCAGCGGGAACTCTAATTAGAGCAGACGTATCATATTTAAGAATCACTAATTTAGATGATACTAACTTTGTTACTGTTGGCTTATCAGATGATAGCGCCGATACTGCTTATTTTAAAGTAGAGAAAGGACAAAGTGTGATAATTGGTGGAGCAGATGAAGGACCTCAAGTTGAAGTAAGTACTTCAGCAGCAGCTTTTTCAGCCTGGGCAAGTGTAGACAGTTTAATTTTAGACGCAGATACCGCATCAGTTGATGTAGAGATATTTGCAGCAATGACCTAAGGAGACTTAAATGGTTGAATATGAAAATAAAATGGCAATAACTACGGAGAAAGAAGAAAAGATTGATTTTGATTCTGAAATAGAAGTTCGTAGGGGTTGGTATAGAATTAGAAAACAAGGTAGATTGATGAAATTTGCCACACGAGAAGAAGCTGAAGAAGCTTTGGCGGAATAATAAATGCCTATTCGCAGGGTAAAAGGCGGATGGAAGATAAAAAATACTTCTGGAATTTCTAAGACTAAGAAAGCTGCGAAGCGAAGACTTCGAGCTATTAAATACCGCCAGTCTAAGAAAAGAAGAAAAGGACGCGATAAGCGTTAGGAGAAAGGAATGAGAGCAATTAAATTGTTATCAGCAAAGGAATCAGCAGGCAATAGTTTTGCTAATGGGTCAACTATAAATGGTGCCACTAAAGTACTATGCCAACATACTGGAGGTACTGCAGGAATCATATCTGTATTTAATGCAGCTGGAACAGTTGGGTCCACATGTAATCTGGGGGCGTTGGGTAGTGGTGATGCTATGATAATACTAGCAAAAAAATCTACGGATGTAATGTCAGCAAATCAAGGCAGTATAGAATTTACAGCTTGTTTAACTGAGGGATAACCATGCCAAAAGGCAAAGGAACCTATGGAAAAAGACGAGGGAGACCTCGCAAGAAGAAAAAGAGATTTAAAATGGAAGAAACCGGAAATAAATCAGAATGGCTAAAACATATAGCTGATAACTCTAGAGCAACTTTAGAGTATCTGCGACAAAAAGAAGAAGATTTAACAAAAGAAGAATGGGCATTAGCTGACCTATGTGGCGGTTATGTTCATATTTATAATTTAGCCAAAGAATTTCGTTTATTCGATAAATCATTATTACCACAAAACACAAGTATTCACTAATGCTAGAAATAAGTAGAAAAGATATTACAGATTCTAAACTAATGTCTTACAAACCAGAGGTTAGATTTATAAAGTTACCTGTTGAGGGATATTTAGAGTTATTAAACATTACGCCAATACCTTCACAAATTGCATTAATCAATGCAATTAATAATCCAAAATATAGATTTATATGCGGGGCTTTGTCGCGAAGACAAGGAAAAACTTATATATCAAATATTATAGGACAATTAATGGCTTTAGTTCCTAACAGTAATATTCTTTTAATGTCGCCTAATTACTCTTTATCTCAAATATCATTTGATCTACAAAGAAATCTTATTAGACATTTTGATTTAGAGGTAGTAAGAGATAATGCGAAAGAAAGAACTATTGAACTTTCAAATGGATCAACTATACGAATGGGTTCTATTAATCAAGTAGATTCTTGTGTTGGTAGATCATATGATCTCATAATCTTTGACGAAGCAGCACTAGTAGATGGTAAAGATGCGTTTAATATTGCACTAAGACCCACACTAGATAAAGAAAACAGTAAAGCACTTTTTATATCAACCCCTAGAGGAAGAAATAATTGGTTTGCAGACTTTTATAATAGAGGATATAATGATGAATACCCAGAATGGATTTCAATTAGAGCAAGTTATCAAGAAAACCCAAGACATAGTGAACAAGACATACTTGAAGCTAGGAAAACTATGTCAGAAGCAGAATTTAATCAAGAATATCTTGCAGACTTTAATGTTTACGAGGGACAGGTTTGGAACTTTGATTACTCAAATTGTATTTCAGATTTATCCGAGATTGATACTTCAAAAATGGACTTATTTGCAGGGCTCGATGTCGGATATAAAGACCCGACTGCGTTCTGTGTAATTGGATATAATTGGGATAAGGAACGATTTTATTTAGTAGATGAGTATCTGGATGCTGAAAGAACAACTGAACAACATGCTACTCAAATTAAAAGATTAATGGATAAATGGGATATAGACTGGATTTATATTGATTCCGCAGCACAACAAACTAGATTTGACTTTGCACAGAATTTTGATATTACAACAATCAATGCAAAAAAATCAGTTTTAGATGGAATAGCCTATGTTGCAGCAATAGTTGATAATGACACTTTAGTGGTGGATCAAACTTGTTATCATGCATTACAGGCTTTAGATCAATATCAGTGGGATCCAAATCCTAATTTGATGAGAGAAAAGCCGAGGCATAATCAATATTCTCACATGGCAGACGCGCTTAGATATGCACTTTATACATTTCAGACAACAGCGACAACTTTTTAAAACAGGTAGACCTAGAAAAAAATTGTTCTTGACAAAACGGTACTTTTTTAGTATAATTATTATTAAGGCTGGAATATATGAATCTTAAGCGAGACTTGGTAAAATATGTAAGAGATAGAGCGAAGTCTAGATATAAGAAAGATGTTGAATGTTATATCTGCGGCAATAAAGAAAGCCTAGATTATCATCATTATTATAGTTTGACTGAATTATTAGAACGATGGCTTACAAAAAATGGTTTTAAGATTGATTCAGCCGAAGAAATAATTCAAGTTAGAGATGTATTTATAAAAGAACATTCTAAAGAATTATTTGAAGATGCAGTAACTCTTTGTCATAAACACCACTTAAGATTACATTCAATATATGGGAAAAGACCCAACTTTATAACGGCAAAAAAACAACCCCGTTGGGTGGAGAAACAGAGAGAAAAAACATGGCTTGGTACGATGGCTTAATTCCGGGAAGGAGAAAACAACTAGAAGAAAAATTAAATCCTGCACAGCCCTTTATAGCAAGGGAAGAAGGTTTTAATATTACTAGTCGTGAAACCCCAACAAACTATCGAAACGCTTACGAACAACAAGAGATTGTTAATCGAGGTGTCAATATGATAGTCGATGATGTTGCTGAGATACCGATTGATGTGGGAGATAAAATAGTTGGATTAGACCCAATTATTAAAAATATAAGAAAATCTAGAGTTAATCTCTTATTGAATATAGAACCAAACCCCTTTCAAGATATTAATTCCTTTAAACGCAATCTTATAATTGATTTATTAATTGACGGTAACATTTTTGTATATTTTGATGGGGTACATTTATATCAATTACCTGCAGATAACATAGAAATAGAAACCCATGAAACTCAGTATATAACTAAATATGTTTATCAAGGACAAGTCGATTACGCTCCTAGTGAGATTATACATGTAAAAGAAAATTCTTTTAATTCAATCTACAGAGGAGTTCCTAGACTAAAACCAGCATGGAGAACCATGAAGCTTTTAGGATCAATGAGGAATTTTCAAGATAATTTCTTTAAGAATGGGGCAGTACCAGGTTTAGTACTAAAAAGCCCAAATACTCTTAGCGAAAAAATTAAAGAAAGAATGTTAGCGGCTTGGAGAGTTAGGTATAATCCTAATACAGGTGGAAGAAGACCTCTAATTCTAGACGGTGGACTTGAAATTGATAATTTAAATGAAGTCAATTTTAAAGAGTTAGATTTTCAACCAAGTATTGCAGCAAATGAAAAGATTATATTAACAGCATTAGGAATACCACCCTTACTTTTGGATAGTGGAAATAATGCAAATATTAGACCTAATCTTAGATTATATTATTTAGAAACTATACTACCTATAGTTAGAAAAGTAAATTATGCATTTGAAAGGTACTTTGGATTTGATTTAAAAGAAGATGTAAGTGATGTTCCGGCTTTACAACCTGAATTAAGAGATCAAGCAGCTTATTATCAATCACTAGTAAACACAGGAATTATAACTCCTAATGAAGCAAGAGATGCAATGAGAATGGAACAACTAGAAGGACTTGATGAGGTTAGAATACCCGCAAATATAGCAGGTAGCTCAGCAAATCCAAGTGAAGGTGGAAGACCTTCAGAGGAAGAAACTAATGACTAGATTAAAAAGAATCGTCAAATCAGTAGCCGACTATTTTGTTAAGAAAGGCAAAATAATGGATATGAAAGAATATATAGCACAAGAGGATACTCCTCATAGAGCAAGAGCAATAAGAAAACTTACTGGTTCTTGGGCTAGAATGCTACAAATTATTAAGGTGAGTTTCCCAGAGGAATGGGAGAAGGCAACAAATCCGGCTCCTACACCTAAGCCTGCAGCAAAGCCAAAAGCTAAAGTTGCAAAAAAGGGGAAATAAATGAATAAGATTTTTAACTTAACTTCAAATTTTAAAGCAATTGATGTAAATGAAGATGGTAGCGTAAATATTAAAGGTTACGCAAGTACTAATGATCAAGACAGAGCTGGTGATATTATAGAACCTAAAGCTTGGTCAAAAGGTGGAATAGGTAATTATGAAAGTAATCCTATCATCCTTTTTAACCATGATTATCATAATCCTATCGGTAAAACAACTGAATTAGGTGTTGATGATATTGGATTAAAGATAAAAGGTAGAATATCTAAATCAGCAGGAAAAATTAGAGATTTAGTTAAGGAAGGTGTTCTTGGAGCTTTTAGCGTTGGTTTCCGAGTCAAGGATGCTGATTATAATGAGGAAACCGACGGCTATAGAATCAAGGACGCAGAATTGTTTGAAATTAGTGTGGTATCAGTACCCGCTAATCAAGCAGCGACCTTCTCTGTGGCTAAGTCATTCGATTCTGATAAAGATTATCAGAGTTGGAAGACTAATAATGTCAAAACTGGTCAATCTATTACTATAGATTCACCAGAAGCAACAGTCAATCAGACTGTAATCAAGGAAACAGAAATGTCTGAAAATACAGAAAATTTCGATCTTGACGAATTTGCTAAGCAAGCTGCTGAAAAAGCAGTTGCAGCTTACGCAATGAAACAAGCTGAACAAAAAGCAAAGACTGAAGCTGAGGCTCAAGAAGCCGCAGAAGAAGAAGCTGCTGTACAAGCTGGAATTCAAGAAAAGAAAGCAGAAGTTGAAAGTATTGTTAAAGCAGGAACTGAAGGAGCAGAACGACTTGTCTCTGATCTAGAAGCTCGTGTTAACAAAGGATATACTAATTTAGAATCTGTTGTTGATGAACTGAAATCAGAACTGAAAGAAAAATCAGATGAAATCATGAATATTCGTGAGTCTAAAAGAACTTTCTCCGATAGAGGAGAGAAAAAAGGTTTTTATAATTCTAAGGATATTGATGATGCATGGCTATTAAGTAAAGCGTTAGGTAGACCTATGGAAGATACCATTTATGGTAAATCTGTCATAGAAAAACAGAACGCACACTCTGGTGTAGCCGTTTCATCTGCTGATTTCGAGCAAGAAGTTTCAACAAATATTGAACGAGATATTCAGAACAAACTGATACTCGCTCCAATGTTTGAAGAAATTACAATGAATGCTGCAACAATGTTGATCCCTGTCTTACCAGACTCGGGATACGCAGAGTTTACTTCTAACCAAGCCGCAACGGGTTCAAGCCCACACGGTAACTTAGAAGAAAGAGGTGATACTTATGGATCGCCTTTTGCTGGTATTGATTTAACAGAACGCTCACTGACCACGAAGAAACTTATTTCTACGAGTTATCTCGGAAATGAAACTGAAGAAGACGCAGTTATGCCTATTCTTCCTTTAATTCGTGAATCAATGATCCGTTCTCATGCTCGATCAGTCGAATCAGGACTTTTAGTAGGTAATCTCGCAGATGGACCATTCGGAACGAGTGGTGCATGCTTTGATGGTATTGTTACTCTCGCATCTGGCGATAGTGATAAAACTCAATCCTCAACAGCATTCGCTAGTGAATCTTTGACAGCAGCTCATTTATTGGGCGCCCGTAAAAATATGGGTAAATATGGTGTAAACGCAGCAGATGTTGTTTATATAGTTAACCAAACAGAATGGTTTAACTTAATGGACGACGCTGAGTTTCAGGACGTCAACCTAGTTGGCGATTCCCTCGCATCTAAAGTTCAAGGAGCTGTAGGAATGGTTTACGGATCACCAGTTGTACTGTGTGACGAGTTCGCTACTCCCGCTGTCGGCAAATACTATGCATGTGCAGTAAACCCTTCGATGTTCATTAAAGGACGTCTTAGAGGTATGACTGTAGAAAGCGACTATGAAGTTGCTAACCAACGTAGAGTACTTGTAGCTTCACAAAGAATTGGTTTCATCGATAAGATCGATGCTTCCACTGCTAAGTGGGCACTACAATACAAAGCGTCTTAAAGCTGGGTAATCTGGGAGATTTTATTATCTCCCAGATATTTAGGGGTTATAAATGGATTTAGTTACTACAAATGAATACAAACAGTATAAAAAAATAGAGCACAATAAAGATGACAATCAACTTGGTGCTTTAGTTCCTGCTGTCAGTCAGTTAGTTAAAACCTATACTGGCAATGCAGTAGTAGATTATGCAGTTGTAAATAAAGTAGAAACTTTTGATATTTATGATTCCCTAACTTCAGAACTGTTTTTAACAGAATCTCCACTAACTAGTGTTGGACTATTACAAGAAAGAGACTCATTAGCTGATAGCTATACAACTCTAACTGAGAATACGGACTATTACGTGGATAAAGAGCATGATCGCATTTACAGAGTAAATGGTATATCAAGCGTTAAATATTTCCCAAAAGGCTTTGCGTCCGTCAAAGTCACGTATCGTGCAGGATATGATAATTGTCCTGAAGATTTGAAACTTGCGGTTTATGATCTTATCACTTACTATCTTAAAGAAGAATATAAGGGTAGAAGATCGATGGCAGGTGCTACACTTCAGAATGAAGCGTCGACCAGTATTAAAGATGATATTGGCTTCCCCGATCATATCAAGCGCGTCTTAGATATGTATAAAATAATAGATGTAATTTAAATGACTTTAAAAAACCTAGGAGGAGCAGCAAAGGTAGTCGAAGATATTTGGGGTAAAACCCTAAAAGAGTCTGGACAAGATAACTATCGAAAAAATGTACTTAATAAGTATGTTCCTCAAGTTTTTGCACAAGATTTAAAAGAGTTAAAAGCTGAAATAAAAAACTTATCAAGGGGTGTAAAAAAAGGTGAAGCAGGCTCCTTCACAAACTCAGGAGCAACAACTGATATAACTGGTTTAGACGTACCCCCTGTTATAACATTAAGTGAAGTGAAGTGTGTTGAAATTTATACAACTATATTTAATAAAGAAAAGCAGAATCAAAAAGATACATGGTTTACAGAAAAAGTATCTAAATCTGGAAAAGTATCACAAACTTTAGGAACTGATGGTATAGTATTAGATAATTTTTTATATAATAAACTAATTAAAGATGCAAAGAAGTTATTAGGAGCAGGAGAATGGTTAATTGCTCCTGTAAAAAATTTAGATACTGCTCAGAGAAATATTAATTCAAGATATTCAAAAAAATTAGCAGCAGCAGAAATGGTAAATAGAAAGGGCACTTCTAGAAAGCCAAAAAAGGGTAGAGAACAAATAGAAGAAAACTATGTAGCATATAGACTATCTGGATTTCAAAGTAGTAAAGTAGCTTATGGATCACAAGATAAATATAGATCAGAAGGTTTAACACAATATGAAAAATCTACAGGTTTACAACTAGGACATGCTGATGCAGGTTCTTCTACTTATGAACATAAACTTGCTCATGCAGAAAGATTAGTTAAAGATGCTAAAGATTTCGAAGGTAAAGAAGATCTTTTAACGTCAATACAAACGATTAAAGAACAGTATAGTGTAAAAATTCAACATGAAGAACATATTGATTTAAAAAAGTTTAAAAAAGGGTATGCTTTTATTGTTGTTACAGGGCAAAGAACTTCTCTTAATATGAAACAAAATAAAGAGGCGGAACAAAAGCTTGGCTCTGAAATTCATAATAAAATAAAAAAGCTATTATTAGTACCTCATGATACTATACTTACTAAAACTATTGGAGGTTTATTGATAAATAAATTAACAAAAGGTTCAAGAGGTGTTAAAAATACATCAAAAAGATATATTTCAAAAAAAGCATTTAGAAGTAAAGAAGAAAAGAAAGGAAAGAAAAAACAGGTTCAACGAAAATACACGTGTCAAGTAGGAACAGGCGGACTAACTTTTGCTACAGTAGGAGAGAGTGTAAAAAAAGAAAATAAGAAAGCAGTTAAACGAGCAAAAATAACTG